CCGCATCTGCTCCCCAGATCTTCGAGGAGCGGTTGCAGAAGTTCGGTCGGGCTTTTCATGGTGTCCTCCGTTATGAATCGGGGGTACATCATCCTCAGCCTCGGCCAGCACGAGTTCACGTTCAATGATCCAGTAATACACCAGAAGAACACGCCCGCAAGGGCATGTCCAAACCGGTGCATTGCCGGCATCACTGAGCATGAATGTCGTCTTACACTCGGTGAGATCCAGTCTAGTTCTCACCACCCAGTAGCTGGGTGACCTTAGAACCAGATGAAGCTGTCAAGTAGGCGGTGAAACCGTCTACGAGAAACTTCAGCTCTGCGTTCGTGAAGCCGTTGACCGGGTGGTCAACGACAACATAGACGCTAGCAGAAGACTCCACGTTCCGCTCAGGGATGAACGGATCCGCGGAGATCTTCTTCTGGGTGAGACGGATACTCCTCCGCGTCCGACGCCCGTAGGCGTTGGACACGGCGAGCCGGAAAGCACCGTCGGCGCTACCAAACGCGCCTTCGTTGTTCCCGGACGCAATTCGCGGCATAGACTGCGCGACTGCGTTAACCGTCACGGACTGGGGGTCGGCGTAAGCCAAGGCAGAACTCCTTGCAACTGAGGTTGTAACGAGCACACTGTTGTGGCTCGCCCTGCGTCTCTCGGATTACGAGATTCGCAGTTTCCCTGGTGTCTTGGTTAAACCAAGCGCACCAAGGATGGCCCATTGTCGAATGTTGAAGTTATCGACATTCAGGCCGAACCCATAGGGGGTTGCCCTAGTCCTCGACTTCTGATGAACAGAAGCTGAGGCCATGGGGATCCCACAGTGATTGCCCTTACGGTCAATCACGGGTGAGACTGCGGAGTAGATACGTTCTACACGGGTTTCGTGCATCATGTACCCATACGGCAGTACCAGCGAGTCGTTGTGGAGTAATTCGATGTTGTGGAGGAATCCACCAACATCGAGCTCCCAGTCGACAAGCCAGGACCAGGGTGTTAGTTCCCAGAAGGTGTCCACGCCAAAGCGTGAACCAAGCAGATTATTTGCCATCTGCTCGTACCTCTCAAGCTTGCTGAGGAAATCTGTTGCCTCAGCAAGATGATAGGTAAACGCACCTGAGAACCACGCCTTTGTGTTCGACGTGTCAATCACCCTGTATAGGGACGTGTCGCTAGTAGCATATTCAGACCAAGGCTCGGTTCCGTTCAACGGTGTCATACCGTTGGGGATTGCGAGACTTTCGCTGAATATGCTAACGTCATGTCCCTCTGAAACAGTACACCTCCGACGAAGATGCCTATCGGCACCTGCGTCGCGCTTGAACTGGGCTAACACGCTGCGAAACGTGAGAACCTGTCGAGCGAGTTTCTGGATGTCCGATTTAAACGGCTTGATCCCGAATTGTACGTTAAGATGCTCTCCGCCTATTGCTTTGGCAGAGACACCTTCTCGGTACGATGCGAGACCAACAACTGCGGGAAGTTTTTCCCGCAGTTCACCCAGAAATTGGGCGAGTCCTGCTTCAGGCGCAGTCGGTGCGGTCATCTCTATGGCCCGGGCCCCATCCCTCGATATCTGATTCGATGTCGGGGCGGTGAAGTCCGGGTACGGAGTGATCATCACACGATCTATCCTGGGCCAAATCGGCCCACGATAGATACGAAAACCGCCGGCGTTAGACATCTGCATGTCAGTTGACTGCAGGTCTACGCGACGCTTGTAGCTACGGAACTCATGACCGTTATCGTACCTGGTTTGGTACTCGGCCCTGAGTCCGCGCTTCAGCTCTCTAGTTGAGAGGTTTTCGTACTGCTCCTCGGCGGTATTGGATTTGGACGTCCGATAGGAGTCCACTTCCTCATAACCGCCAAGGGTTTCATAGTAACTCTCGGACCCAGCAATGAGTCCAGCTTTGAGTGCACCTCCAGTGAGTTCTTCGGCAAGTGGAGTCCAGTAATGGGCTCCAGGATGTCGAACACTGGGGATGCCTCTAGCTTGAGTTACCATGATTCCTGTCCTCCTATGGGGATGGTGCTAGTCTAGATTGCAGAT